AAATAGCATTGTGTATAATCCACAAACAATTCTGTTAATTACATTAAACATAACGTTCACCATTCTTTCAATCTAATCGTACTTACAATTTAACGAAACTTGTCGACGCTCGCAGTCTATCGGCATTCGCCTCAGACAGCTCGGTTGACCGCGCTCGTCCTCACGTCCTCGCTTGTCGGGATCGCTCCGCTTGAACCTACGGTCGGTCCAAGCTCCGGAACACATAAGGAAGGGGATGTAGGGGCGGCGGGGGAGGCGGGGTTAGCGAATGGTGAAAAAACTCAGAGGTTGACAATATGCTATACCTCCAAAACGTTATGCTTCATTTTGAAAGCTCTTTAGCACATTACATACCTTTTCAATAATTTCTTTGTAAAATATATTCGCAAAATCATCTAGAACCATTAACGTTTTTCCGTCCCATTCAAGGCCTATCTCGTCGATAGCATTTCCATTCAGGTCTTTTATCTCAGCTATGATATCGGCAATAATATTAACCTTATCATAACATTCCTCTATCTCAAAGAAATCAATAATTTCTTGCACACACATTTGTTCTTCCTCCCTAGCGAATGAAATAGGCGATATAATCGAAGAAGGTCACCTTGATTTGCCATAACATACCATACGTTCCAAACGTACTAATCCCGTACTACCTACGTATACTACAGCGTACATCAAAACGAACGTGAGGGAAACGCCATGAACGCAGTGCCACCCGTGCCCCCGGGCATACTCGGGCTCATAGCCAGTGCAATAACCTATGGAATCCGTCATATACCCACTAATAGGTCTGATCCAGCATCCCGAATCAAGGCCGTCATGTTGGCAACTAACCTAACTGACAAAGAAGGCAACGGTCCAAAACTACTTTCCAATAAACCCACCGAAGGAGGTCGAAAACTGACTTATCAAATGCCAGCCGGGGTGATCCCAAAAGACTTCAAAGATCGACAAGACTATTTCGAGAACTACGGTTCCTGTCTAACTTCAATCCACGGAACAGGGACCCCTATAATCACGATCGATACCTACACAACGGCCTTGCCAACACTTATAAAATACCATTACGACTATTCACCCATACACGGCCTTGCACCCCTCGCCTGTGGCAAACTAGGCAATGGCAAAGACTTAATTATTGATCTAACAATTTTACCACACCTACTAATAGGTGGTATGACGGGGTTCGGAAAAACCTCATACCTCTTGGGGGCTTCTGTCACTTTGAAAAAAGCAGGTTGTGATGTTCGTGTGATTGACCATAAACGTCTTAACTTCGCGAAGAAAGGGCTCTCAGATTATCTGACCATATCCTTAGAGGAATCAACCACCATAACCCTTCTAACTAACCTCATAGCCGAGCAAGAACGCCGTCTAACTCTTTTCTCGGGCCTTTACGAAGACTACAACGAATACAGGTCCGCCGTGGTAAAAGACCCAAACTTAAACCTTAACCTAGATTACATCGTACTAATCATTGATGAACTGAACGAAATCGAAGACAAAACCTGCACGGAAATGATTAACAGACTTATTCGGGTAGGCCGTGCCCCCGGGATCTCCTTAATCCTCACTACTCAAGATCCGAACAGTAAAGTCTGGCCTAATTTTACCGCAACACGTAACCTATGTTCTGGTCGTGTAGCTTTTTATGTTTCTGACCGTTACATGTCAGCCGCCATCCTCGGAAAAGACAATACCTCAGCGTGTCGCATACCCCTCATTAAAGGCCGGGCCTTAATTATGCAAGGCAACGAGGAAACCACCGTGCAAACTATGTATACATCTGCGGATCAAGCCATTAAAGAACTCCAAACCTGTGAAAAACGAATAAAGGAGGATGAAACCCTTGAACCAGACACTTTACGGATTGAAAAGGCGCCAGTCTATTCTCAATTTAATTCAGACGATTGGACCCCTGACAACTGACCAAATCCGGGATTTATTTTTTCATGGAACAAGTAGCGAGCGCAAATGCCAACAAGTCATGTACACCCTGTGGAGGCTCAAGCTATTGAAACGCACTCGCCAATGCGTAGGCCTGTCATACCTTTATTATATGGGAAATAAGCCCAAAGTACAAGTTAAATCTTTCCAGCCCCGTCATACGATTGAAGGCATTACATTCCCGGCCTTAATACAAACTGATAAGTACTATTTACTTGATATTAATACAAATAGGTATGAACGACTTAAGCTCAAGACCCATAAGATCCCGAATTTATTATTAATATAATAATCTTTGAAAAGGTGTTGACGGAATCATATAAATATGAGATAATAGAGATAGATAAGAGAGGGGTTGTAAACATGACTAAACAAAAATTAATGAAACAAATGGAAGAACTTGCCTTCATGTTAGACACTAAAGAAGGTTGGGAAATCATAAACACAACAACGGGTAAGACACTAAAGAATGATTTCTACAAAAGACGTAACACACTAACTAACATGTACCTAGTAAAAAGAGGGATTATAGAGGGTTAACCCCTCCTCCAGACCCTTCGGGTTTTAATGTTCATCCACATTAAACCCAATTAAAAGAAAGAAGGTTATTGTATGAGAGAATTTTTTGATTGTAACTCGTTATTAGATGTAAATGATTCAATTTGCGTTGCCGAACGTGTTTGTGTTGGGGGATATGAGTACACAAAAACCACTCAAACAGCATATGAGAACTATGCAAGTATTATTACTATCTGTGATAATTTTGCAACTATTGATTACAAGGTTGGTAGTACTAAAAATAATGGGTATAATCCCTTTGGCCAGAGATTTAAATAGGGAGGTAAGATGCAATGACTAGAGGGGGAGCAAGGCAAGGGGCGGGGCGCATGCCCCTTAACCTGACAGCAAAGAAGAATCACTCAATTAAATTCACTGATGGTGAATGGGAGGCAATCCAAACATTTGCAAGTTTGAACAAGGTTAGTGTTAGCCAGTTTATCCGGATGTCGTGCTTTAAAGTAAAGGAGGATTTGCATAATGACTGATACCACAATTTTAATTTCTGTTCTTTGTGATGGAGACTGGATTCCTGCTTTGAATGACTTAAGGTTCGCATACACATTGGGTAATTTAGATCGATCATATTGTCAGTGGATATGGGACGGGAGGGGAAGGAATGCTTCGTGAAGTACTACTCCAAGCTATCCACGACGATCAAATGAACAAGTGCCAAGCCTTCAAGGACTGCCCTACAACGTATTGCCCTGAGTGTCCAGTTACTTTAAAAATGTTACAAGATAAAAAGAATGGAGGTTACTAACATGCGTAAAATACGACAACCGATTGCTTCTCGAAACGATGGACCCCCCATGATCACACAAAAGGGGTGGATCACAATCATAATAATCCTAATGGCCTTATGCCTCTTTGCCTCCTATCTAATTCTAGATTATACACTGGTCAATATCCAACTCCACGCATGGGACGGCCACCAGATCCCACACAACGGGTGGCCCTCAATCCAACAGCTTATTGTAAACTATAGTCATGTAAGAAACTAGACACCTTTGACAGGTGTCTCTTTTTTATGTTACAATGACCTTGCAGTGACTTTCATGTTTAAATAGTTTTACGCCGTGATTGGTTCCACCCTGATAAAGGGCAGTCGCGACAAATGGGTTGGAAACCTTGAAGCTAATACATGTTAACGTCAAGGCATCGTAAAACATTATAGAGTCCTTCATTTAGAAGGACTCTATTTCATTAGTCTTGGACAGTCTTCATCGTGCTTTTATCGTAAACGGCCCTTCCTCCAGAACTATCCCTCCTTCACACCTCTTCGGGGTTAATTTACCTTCGAACCTACTCCCCACTACGAAATTCTCATAGGTTACGAACTTTTTCACATTGTCGGGCATTCCTGCACACTTCACCACGGGTGGACCTTCAAAACCCCCAAGTGCTCCGTTATATTTCAACCCTCTCCTAAGCTGTATGCCCTCGCTAATCGGTGTAAAAGGCGTTTCCATATATCTTTTAGCGTTCATAAAATTAGAGTCTGAAAAGTAGCCCTCAAAACCCCATGCCCCTAAATCAGTCGGGTGGACCGTGATCCCTGTCACAGGTTCAAAACCTTTCAAGTGAATACTGTCTGTATCGGCATACATAAACCGTGAATAGACTGTCTGAGCTGTCCTAATCGTCTTAGCTCTGGCATAGGCTGTAATAAAGGCCCCTACCGCCGTATACACTGGATCTAAATATTCAGGATCATCTAAAGTATACCCGACTATACCATCTTCCCTAAGGTAGGGTGATTTGAGGATTGAAAGAGGATTTTTAGCGAACTTACCGTAAAGGGAGTTAAGCATGAGTTTACTTAACTCCCTAATTCCTCCCTTGCTTTTAGCCTTCACAGCCGCCCACTTGTCAATATAATCACGAAAGACATAATGCATCTGTTTAAACTTATAGCCACTAATAAACTGTAAATTGTACACGTCATAATGTTCCAGAAACAATTTAAAGTCCACGTCCGTCATCGTCATTTCAATAATTTCACCTAGTGAGTTAGATAAGTAATCAGTTTCAATAAAACTTCGGTTATTTTTTAATTGCACCGTGGGTATATGGTCTTTTTTGAGGATAAACTCACATTCGAATCTTAGTATATGGAGTGGGTGTATTTCGTCATAAACATATTCACCGTCAAACCAGACAGGTGTGCCAAACGGCAACGGTGTATTATCAACCCCCCACATAACCGATGGATACAAAGAGTTTACATCATACGCCTGCCCCTTTTGGCGCAAGTCTTTATATTTAGGGTTAAGCCATGTAAAACCTCCTTTATAGGCCCTTCGTATATCGGCATCGATCTCTAGGGGTAGTACTGGGAACCAATCTTCAAAACGTCTTTTTGAGATGCTGTCCTTGAAGCCGTTCAAAGCATCTGATCCAATCGTCATTTTCTCAAGGCCTTGGGAGAACTGAATTTGTAACGCCTTCGCTACAATCATGCAATCTGAGACAACATATTCACGCTCTTCCAAGGTTAGCTTGTGTCCTTTTTCTCGAAATAATTTATAATCGCAATCCCCTTTATCAGGGAGTTTAAACGTCTTAGCCAACCGGGCCACACTAAAGTTTGGGAATTTTTTCAATGAGTCATAGATTACACACTTTTTCCATTTCTTACCATTCTTAGAAAAGTAGATCGTGATACTGTAAAAGGTTCCTTCATTCGTTATCAAAGTAGAGAATGTTCCCGGCAATTTATCCCTTGAATGAGTATAATCGTGAGTGAGCAACCAATGTAGAATAAATTCACCATCGAATTTCAAGTTATGAAAATAGACCGTTGTATTCTTGTCTTCGACGTACTCAATAAAACCTTCAATATCATTACCAAGTTGGGCAACTTCTAAAGAATCAATATCAACCAAACAGCTTGCCCACACTCGAACATCCTCTTCTTGCGTTGTTGTCTCAAAATCCCCGACTAAACGAATCATATCCTCCCTCGATTCCTTAAACCGATATGTTTTACTTAATGAACTTCTTTTTACCGAACTTAGGGTTATAGTTGACCCCATATTTACTTATACCTCCAATATCTATTCTAGGCCTTCCACTCGTCGTGTCAGTATCAACCCCAATAGCATTGAGCATAGCGTTTATACGATCGTCTTTATAACCCGGTTTACCATTAGAAGGTTCATAGGTATGCTTAATTTTCATAACCTCGTCACGTTGAACAACCTTCATGTACTGTTCAGGGCTCATAGCTTTAATAACTTTAGCCAATCTATCCCCCTTAGACCCAAACTCACTGGCGATGGCCTTAATATGGTTCTTTTGAAACAACTTAGCCTTTCTCTTTTCATAATGTGGTGAGGCGAATTTCCTAAGTGAAGTCATATAGTGATTGTATTCCTCTTTAGTCTTGAAGCGCCCCACCCCACCCCTTTTTTTAGAAAATAAAAAGTCTGATTCTTCGCCCATTGCATGAATCGACTCTTTGTTGGTTTGCTTTGTCCCGACACCCCCGACAAACCGCTCCATGGACCCTTCCATAGACCGCATTTTTTCACTTTTTCGGTTAACTTGACTTACAAGGTTTTTAAGTTTACTGAGTTCCCCTTTAGTAAACTGGACACCATGTTCATTCTCTACACGACCACGGTTATTGACCTTCTTTAGGTTTTTACTGCCAGACTTACGTCCGGCAGGTTTTGCGTTATACGGCCTTTTAGCCAAAATGGTATCCTCCCTCAAGATACATACCTCCTAAATATACCGATCATTCTTTACCCCTATATCAGAATACAAGGTCTGTTCAATTCTTGCCATAACTGAGGGCTTAATTTTAAAGACGGTCCCTAAATAACTATTCAGCAGGTATACAACTTTCTGGACTTTTCTAACTCGCTCAGGCAGTTGCTTTTCAAACATTTCTAACTTTTTAGCACTGGAGAACTTTAAATCTTCACCATACTCTGAGACAAAAATATGAGGTGAATTAGTCACATCGTAATAAACCCCACTACGACTAACCGCCATAGCGTCTGGCCTCCCGACCACATTCTTCAAATACCAGGCCCGTTTGTACTTTTTGCGGGCACCGCTTGTCATAATTGCCCTCCTTATAACCAGTGTTTAATTCATCAACTGTAAAACATCTCCGAAATGGTAACATAAACGTCCGATCGGGATCGCATAAAATCGCAATTTTTCGAGCAGAAATATGAGGGGTGAAGGTTATACTCAACGGGCTCGCCCCCTTGCATATCCTTCACAGTACAGTTGCAAGCCCATTAAACAAACTAAAATTACGGTTACTGGTTCCATCAGCAAACCTCTCCTTTATAGGGGCCTGCTAGGCAGGCCCCTTGTCTTTTTATACTCCCGAGCATAGGTGGCTTTGTGTTTAGCTTGTCCACATAAATTAGAAAGGTAGGTCGCCTTCTGTCGGGTAAAATTCACAATTCACATATTCATTACCTGTGGTTTTGCTTGTATGGACCGTGAAGATAACTGGGATACCCACCGTGTGCATTTCCTTGACATCGTCCGGTTCAAGTGTTGCCTCTAATTCATTCAGTTTATCACTCACAATAGAGCCACCGAAGAAAAAATGCTCTGGATATTCGGCCAGCTCAATAACGGACATATGATCAGATTTTTTAGACTTAATGAAACCGAAGTCCTTGATTGTTTGAACGATTCCCCTTGGCAATTGACCTAATTCTCGGCCGTCCATGAACGTGATTCCTTTAGAACTATTGGCCTTTTTAGCTTTGTCTTTTAAACTCATTTTAATTAACCTCTTTCTTTGGCCTATGCACACATTCGGAACATGGCAGATACTTTACTTCTCTAAATCTAAATGAACAAATAATACAATTCAAGGAGTCCCATTCCTTTCTTTAGAATCTTCTACATGTTACCCGAGGTCGTGTGATCTCGTCCTCGTAATTTACATACTATACCCATAATATTCCGCTGTCAACAGGTTTATTACAAACAATTAAAATAATGTTATTTCCATTATATAGTATAAGTTGTATAATATAATAAACGTTCTAAATTAAGAAAACGAGGAGGTGCATACACCCTTGTCACCCGAAGAAATGCAAGCAGAAATCCTACGTTTGACGGAGGCCAACGCCACGCAAACACTGACAATTACGGGCCTTGAGAGTGCCGCGCAAACGACCGTGGAAACGATCGCTAGTATGACCACCGAGGCAACCGTTAAAGCCGCGAAGATAACAGAACTCCAAGCCCATGCCCAAAAGTTATTCCTAATGATTACCAAACCCGTGGAGGATAAGACACCAGAACCCGAACCCCTAAGCTTGGAAGAATTAGCCAAGACTTTAACATTCTAAGGAGATGCTTTAATTGTCAGAAACAACCACACTTGCCATGCTTAACGGAATCCGTGACCAAGCCTCAACAGCATATCAAGACAATATCCCGGCCGCTACTCGAACCAATATTGAAACTATTGGGCAATCCTTAATTGCCTTTCCCGTCTTACTGAATGAGTTCACATCCGTCTTAGTGGGTAAAATTGCCCTAACCATTTTCAGCCAAAAGATGGCCATTAATCGCTTGGCCCCGTTTAAGTCTGGGCTACTTCCTTATGGCGCGACCGTCGAGGAAATCTTTGTAGAGCAAGTAAACAGCGTTGTTTACGACCCCGATGGTGTTTCCGTTATGGCCCGTAAAAAGCCCACAAACATCCACGTGATGTACCACACTAAAAACCGTGAATCAACTTATGAGGTCACCGTGTCCGATGCTCAAGTTCGTAACGCGTTCAAGTCCGCGGCGGGTGTGCAAGAACTCACAGCCTCCATTATTCAGTCGATGTATTCCGGTGCCACGGATGAAGAATACATCCTTATGAAAAACGTGTTAGCAAACTACCTGGACGATGCCACGGGCCTCGTGCCACAATACGCCGATTACCAAGTTGCACCTATCACCGATGAAGTGACCGCAAAAGACTTTGTGAAAGCAGTACGAAAGGCCGCGCAGGATATGTCCTTTATGTCCGTGAAGTATAACAGTGCTGGCGTCAAAACTTACTGCATGCCAGAAGATTGCGTGTTACTGGTCAATAAAGATATTCTTGTCGAGGTATCTGTCGAAGTCCTCGCCGCCGCTTTCAACCTAGATAAAACAAATCTCCAAGGGCGTATTGTGTCCTTAGACGATTTCGGAACATTACCCAACACCGAAGCAATCCTCATGGATAAAGAATTTTTCAAAGTTTACGACATTTTGCATAACGTCGAATCACAACGTAACCCAAAAGGGATGTTTACAACCTACTTCCTAAACATTTGGCAGATCCTTTCGTGCTCCAAGTTCAAAAATGCCATTCGATTCATACGCCAACCATAAGAGAAGGGAGAAAAACAATTCATGCCCTTTGCACCAACCGGGGCACTGCACTTAATCGGTGCAGTGCCCCTTGACGAAAACTATGATAATACCCTCGACTTTGCGGATCTTGAAGAGCAAGTGGCCTATTTCCTCGCCAAGTCCATGGTCACACTCCCGGAATATACGTTTATTCGTAAAGACGGGGAACATAAGGCGGGAACGGTTAAAATTCCACTAAACGTCGAAGTGCTAGCCTCGACCAACTACATTATGTATCATAACTACACGACCTCAAAGTGGATCTTTTGTTTTATCACAGACAAGACCTATATTAGCGAGGCGGCCACCCTTCTAACACTCCAAACCGATGTTTATCAAACATACCAGTTTAACATCCGCTGGGGTGATTCGTTTATCGCGAGGGAACATCAAAACCGTTGGTCTGCACCGGGCGTGCCAATCTATAACATGCTCGCTGAAGATGTCACCATTGGGGAGGAATACACCAAGGAGGGGGAGCAAACGATTGCCTCCGGGGGTGAATACTTTCTAGTAATCACTACCGAAAAGATTGATACAACATCTACCGAGCCAGCACAAGCCATCCAAAACGCGCCCACCCCCTTCTTTTATTACCTCATACCCCGCGCGGCTGAATCTGGGTTTATGGATGCACAAACCTTATGCTTACTTATTTCCGATCAACCGCAAATTATATCAGTCACCTACATCCCTTTCCTACCCTTTAGTGATCTAATATCAGCTTGGCTCCAAGTATGCACTTGGCGATCCTCAGACGCGACCGGGGCACAAACCTTTAGCCTACGCCGCGTTATGCGTGACACACCGGGTAAAGCCATTATAGGTTCTGCAAACATCAACGCCTATGCTGGTATGCCGTCTTCCTTTGGCCTTGGTCAGGGCCGTAGTTCCACCAACGAATCAAAGCTACTCTGCTACCCGTACAGATACAACATGCTTACCGATGGTCAAACCGAACCGATGATTATTAAAAACGAATATCTATCAGACCCGTCTTCTATCGGGATCAGTGCAACCCAAGTCTTATCACATAATGCAAAAACAAAGTACTTCGTCTCCTCGGGTTACCTCGGTGAAACCGATGGTAAGATCCACAGCATGATCAATTCCCAAGTGTGTGACCTACCCTTGAAAAACTACGAATACTACAATTACATGCTGTCTCACAAATCCCAAATTGTGACAGGCATCGCCGTTAACGGGGTTCAAGCCTTAGTACAAACCGTAGGTGCTGGTCTTGCTACAGGTCTTCTAGGGGCGGCCGCTATAGGAATATCCGGGGCACTGTCGGTCGGTGCAAACATTGCCAATGAAGTGGCCAAACAAAAGGATCTGCAAAACGTGCCGCCAACCGTGCGCCAGTGGGGTAATAACATCGCCTTTGAACTCGCGGACGGGAATACGAGTCTAAAGTTTATGAGCTTTAAAATTACGGATGATATTATTCGTATTGTCTCGGATTACTTCACAATGTACGGGTACAAGTCCTTGCATGTTAAGATCCCTGATTTAAGGAGTCGGTACTATTACAACTACATTAAGACGGTGGGTTGCAATATTGACGGTGATATGGACCGAACGGATCTAACCAAGATAAAGGCCATTTATGACCGAGGCGTGACGATTTGGCATAACAGGGCTGGTGTGGTTCCGTTGAGTTATCAATATGATAACGTTGAAATGAGTTTACTATAAAGGAGGGTTGAACTGTGAGCCGAAGGCAGAAAGTTAATTTGGAGGATCTTTTAAATAACTTAAACGTCCGGTTGATCTATGACAGATTGAAAAACATCTCCCTAAATATGTTTGTTTGGGAGGGGCTCCCGGACGGGATGCGTCCCGAGTTTATAGAGAATTTGCTTTATAATTACGGGAGCGCGTTGTTTTTCAAAGATGAAAAAATGGATATGTTTCTTTGTCTGAATGCGATGCCCTCGGGTGGTCAGAATGTTTACGGTGAGTTCTTAGAATACAGGGGCATGGGTATCGGGTTCTATGACTCAGCCAGTTATAAGCAACATGAGACTTGCGTCTTGGTTAGGAATAATGCCATTCAGACGAATACGCGGGAGTATATTTTAATGTACGCGGCGCGGATTGCTGAGATCGAACGGACCTTGGACGTTAATGTTAAGGCCCAGAAAACACCGTTGATTATTGCCTGTGATGACAAAGACATATTATCTCTTAAGAACGTTTACAAACAGATTGACGGTAACATGCCAGCTATATGGGTGGATAAGAATTTGAATCTAGGGGCTATACAGGTGCTTAATACCAATGCACCTTTTATCTGTGATAAGTTGGCAGATTACAAACATGATGTGTGGGCCGATGCGATGACCTTTCTAGGGATCGCGAACGCCAACACGGATAAGCGGGAACGGTTGGTCACGGATGAAGTGAACGCGAACAATGCGTTCGTGGATATGAACGCGGCTTATATGTTGCAAGCCCGTGAAATGGCCTGTGAAGAAATTAATCGGTTGTTCGGGCTGAGTGTTAGCGTAGAGGTTCGGAAGACGCAAACGGAGGAAGAAGGTGCTAACGTTGGGGGAGTTCAGCCTTCGTAACTTGTGCCATTCGGCCCTACGTTTCTCGGTTCGTTGCTCGTCCGCAACTCATACTGTCGATACGGTGCTGAATACTAAAGGGGGTTAATAGTTTGGGTGAATTTACATTGAGCATACAGGAGATAAAGGAAAATAACATTGATCTCTTTGATTACACCTATCCGTTTTACGACGAGACTAAACGTGCTGAGTTTGAACGTAAGATCACGGAGCATTTTTACTTTCGGGAAATCGGGGTCGAAACGGTCGGTCGGTTCATTTTTAATCTGAGAGTTAGGCTGAACGAGATCATGCCGTACTTCAATAAAATGTACGTCACCGAGAGTCTAGTGCTTCGCATATTAGATAACTATGACGTGGAAGAAACGTATACGGGTTCCACGGGCCAAGACGGTACAGATGGATCGACGGGAACGGATAAGCAACTACATTCCGACACACCGCAAGGCCGGGTTGATATTAGCTCGGGGGAGTTCGTGAGCGACATTCAAGACGTAGCGAGTACGAATACAGGGACGAACCATGCCGAGGGTACGAACGATTGGACACGGTCTATGAAAGGTAATATCGGGGTCCAAACGGATGCCGATGCCGTGGCGAATTACCGAAACGCTTTACTGAATGTGGATTTAGAGGTGTTCAAGGCACTGGGTGATTTGTTCATGCAGGTGTACTGTTAGAAGGGAGTGAACGCATTGATTGAGCCATTAAATAGCTGGGTTATGAAAAGTTCAAGTATTATGTCGATCGACACGGAGGAATTGAGTGCTTTAGACCTCATGGGTAAAACAGCGAGTAAAGTCAATGAACTAGCCGTAGAAATCCTTGATAAAGTGGGGTTCACAGGGGACTTTAAAGGTACTTGGAACGGGTACCCGATGGAAACTAGTACGCTGGGCCTTAGTTCAAGCGTAGCGGGGCATACCGTGGCGATTACCGCCTTGGACGGGGATATTGCTGAGCTAGACAGTGCAAAGTTGGACATTGCTACGTTTGACGCGCTGGCCTTAACCTTCCAAACGGGAGCACCCGCTGGGACGTTTAACACCTTAGCTGAGCTTAAAGCGTATTACCCATTAGGCCAAACAGGGATCTTTATTACCACGATCGACGGTTACTGGAATTACTTTAGTGGGTCTTGGCGGGTTGGGGGCGTTTATCAGTCCGCAGTGGGTCTTTCACGTAATATGTTTAATTCCAAAACAGTGCAACCCGATTCATATATTACCTTTGGTGCTGGGACTGTGGAGGCGGCGGCGCTATACAGTGCCTCCGATTGGATCGCGGTCAGGCCCGATACAGTTTATACGAAAAATGAATCGCAACAACTCGCGTTCTACGATGCCGATAAAGTGTATATCTCGGGTATTACCAGTGGGGATGGTGCTTTAATCTTTAGAACACCCACGAATTGTTTCTTTATTAGAATTTCGATTTATACGTCTTACCTAAACACAACACAACTAGAGCTAGGCGCAAGCACCACGGAGTATATTCCCTATGGCGGGTATAGTAAAGTGGTTACACATGCGGGCATTGTGGTCGCAAAACAAAACGGTGATTTTAATACCATCACGGCGGCGGTCAATTCATGTAATGACGCTGAACCCGTAACGATCCGTATTATGGAAGGAGTTTACGAAGAATCTATTAATTTAATCGGGAAGCATATCACGCTGGTTGGTGAGGACAAAAATTCCTGTATCATCAAGACATACACGAATGACTATTACCACCCTCCGATTGATTTATCTAGTGGCTCGCATTTAGCAAACTTAACCATTATTGCCGACGATCACGGAACACCTCCTGTAGGTGGTACAGGTTCCTATGCCGTGCATCATGACATCGCGGGGCGCGGGTATGATATTAACCTGCCATTATACCAAGGGGTTTCAAGAGTCACAAACTGTATCTTGATTTCTAAAAATCATAATGCCTGTGGTGTGGGAATCAGCAATAAACAGGAATTAATCTGGGAGAATTGCGAGTTTATATCTTACGGGTCTAGGACAGCATTTTATGCTCACACTTATCAACCCGCGGGAGCAACCGGGCAAAAAATGTTGACTAGGGGTTGCACGATGCGAGTGATTGGTACAGGGATCCCCATCACACTCCAAGACGCAAACCAATATACAGCCGGGGCACGTGATACCTTTGATAGTGAGTTCACCTTTATTAATAACGTGGCTTGGTCCGACACAAACGGGCAAGGTAACGCGCTTGATACATGGGGCTTTGACGTGCTGGGATCCGGGTGTATTACGGGGTATGTTAAGTTGGGCAAAGGTAGTTTTGGTAATAGTGTCGATTTGTTAAACAAATAAGGGGGAATTAAATTGGCTGATTTGATAGATAGCTGGATCTTGAAACGAGCCCGGATTATGGCCATTGACACGGAAGAACTCGCGGTCTTAAAGTTAGTCGGTCAAACGGCTAATAAGATGAATGAAATTATCACCGAAACGAACGAGATGGGTACGACTGTTAACGGGTTTCAAGGTGTGGTAGATGCTGGAATTGCCGCCGCGGGGGCACAAACTGACGCGGCAGTCGCAGAGGTAAACGCTGGGTTGGCCGAAACGAACGCGGCATTTGACGAAATAGTTATTATGAACGTCAACCCGCAAGCTCTGGCCGATGAAACGGCGGCGCGTATTGCGGATAAGGCTGAGAGTGCAAAACAAACTGATCTAAACGTTGTAAATGCAGACTTACAAACATCAAAAGCCAATGTTAGTAATATCATCGCTCATAATGGCGATGGAACAAAGGATACCGAACTTATTTCAGCAAGAGATACAGAAATTGCATTAGGTGATAGGCTTGCAGGAATTGAAAGTGGTAAAAGACTAGCATCTTCATTCAATGCAAAAAACCTAGTTGTTAATGGTGGTTTTACAAACGGTGTTAATAGTTGGAACGGCTTTGCTGGCACAATAACAAACCCAACAGGACTAGAGGGTTTGTATACAGTCACCACAGCAGGGGCAGAAAGCATATTATATCAGACGATTCCCTGTATTGTAGGACATAAGTATTATGTATCAGCAAAAGTAAAAAGATCGAGTGTTGTAGGATGTAGTTTTAAGCTTGGTGACACTTCAAGTAGTACATTCGCATTAACAGCAAACCAGTATACGTCCTTAGTTGCTTCCTTAGTTGCCGGAACCACAGGTGGTATCGTTTTATCGTTTAAGGGTACAACATTGTCAGAGATTATCTATGTTAAAGAGGTAAGTTATATTGATTTAACCTTATTGTTTGGTGTAGGAAATGAGCCAACACAAGCAGAAATGACCGATATATTAAGCATTTTTGCATGGTTTGATGTATCTTTAGATTTAACAAAAACTATAGCTATAAGGACGCGAAAACAAGCTAATAATTCCTTAGACTCTTACCCTAGGTGGGCAACCCTATTAGACCTTTACAGTGCTGGTGGGGATGTCGTGATAACAATCGATAAGAGGTTAACCGCAACAAAAACAACAGGTGACGGTACAGTGTATATGCCTGTGTTTTATCCCCTAAACACATCTGAGGTAATTTTTACAGTTATGAACGCATTTTATGTTTTGTTAGGTGGAACGGATACAACTTGGTCAGGGGTAAATATTGGGGTTGATGCAGGTAAGGTAGTTGATTTTACACCAACAGGCTTAGTTATTAAAAGAGATCTAATTGCAGGAATAACTCTTAAAGCAGTAACAGGGTCAGTTGTTAAGGTTGTATCTAATGGGGCAGGTTTATTCTCAATCTATATTAAATCTGGCAATGCCTTTGTGTTGCAACAGACCATTAATAAAACCGATGTCCCAACCGTGGTGGGTATCAATGCAAATACACGTTTAGGGCATTGCAAATTTGTTGAAACTGAACCAACTGAGGGTATATTAAGTAACTTATGGCTTAACTCTAATACCTTGGATTATAACTCAGGTATTAATTCATCAAGTCCTAGTCGTTGGGCAAATAAAGAATGGGACCCAATGGGGGATAGTATTACTAACTGGGCATTATATCAACCTGTCGTACAAACTCGTTTAGGTTTAGCTAGTTGGCATCAATACGGTGTTGGTGGATCTTGTCTAGCTTCTAATGACGCTGGTGATAATGGGTCGTTCGCTTATCGAGTTGGGACTATGTCTAACACAGCAAATATTGTGTCTGTCTTTGGTGGTACAAACGATTACGGACTCATCCCTCCTAAGCCTTTGGGTGTATTGGGGGATACAGTAAATACCACAATATATGGTGCGATTGATTCGATCATTAAAACCATTATTGCCAATATACCGAACGCTAAATTATTCTTTATAACTCCCGTACAACGCAACTATACTGGTGTTGATGGTGCAACCCTGGTTGGCTGGGGTGTTGCCAATGCTTTAGGGTATAAACTAATTGATGTTGTTAATGCTATCCAACAAGTTTGTGCAATCTATGGTGTTCCTGTCCTTGACCTTTATCGTAACTCAGGTATTACAGACTTAAACAAGGCATTGACGTTGAGGGATGGTCTACATCCTAGTGATACAGGCTTTGTGACTATTGGCCACCAAATAGCTTCGTTTATGGATACCCTCTAATTAACTACAGACGCATTACGCGTCAAAGGAAATACAGGAATAAAGTTCCTGTATTTCCAACATTTATTAATTTAAAAGTGTTATAATGTAGTAACGGTTATTTTATTACAGGTAGCAATCAAAGGGAGGACTATACAAAAGAAGGAGCTTAACCAATGGCTAACAATGAAATATCCCTCGACAGTCCAGCAATACCTACTCAGCCTACGCTACCTACACCCAAGATAGACGCTCCCAGTTGTGGCATGATTTCGTATGCATCTCACAATGAGTCCATGCGTATTGCAGAACACCGCTTCCAAGATGAGAGAGATAGGCGATATGCTGAGGTCAACGTTGAGAAAGAAAAGGCCTTGAAAATTAAGGAAACTGCAGATCTAGCCGCATTAAGTTTAGCCAGAGAAAGCCAAGTGTATAAAGACCAACAAGCTGATGTTATGAGAGAAAAAAACCTTGCCGCTTCAGGAGTATATGCGACCAACTCTGACCTAGCAATGGTAGTAGAGAAGTTTGAAAAAATCGTACGACCTATCACAGAGTTTGTTAACTCACAGCAGGGTAGGCAGACAGGTATAGAGCTTACCACGGGGAAGTTGTTCGCCTCTATAGCCGCTCTGGGTGTAATTATTGGGCTGATATTTAAACTGATGTAAGAATTTAAAAGAGGGGGATAAAAGTTATGAATGAGACAAAAACAGCTGGGCAAAGTTTAACCATTATATCCAGTGTTGTAACCATTATTTCGTTGGTTGTGTCGTTTGCCTTTAAACTCCAAATTGACCTGCAATCACAAGGCGAAATCGTTAACTTAGGTATGACTTGTTTAGGCGTTATAAGTACGGCGATAGCTATTTATGGTCGGGTACGGGCCACAAAAATGATCGTTCCTAAAGGTAACTAACCGTATGACAATTTGCACGAACGCCTCATTGAATATGACTGATATGACGATCAACGCTCAATACATCCTTGATTGGCTACTGGCTAAAGGTTGGTCAAAGAATGCCATTTGTGGTATGCTCGGGAACATGCAAACAGAAAGCACGATTAACCCGGGCAGGTGGCAAGGTGGTATAGAGTATGGGGATGGGTTCGGGTTGGTTCAGTGGACCCCCTACACTAATTATACAACTTGGGCCGGGGCTAACTGGTATACTATGGATCGGGAGCTTGAACGCATAGAGTATGAAAAGTTAAATAACGTCCAGTGGATTAAATCCGGAATGACGTTTGCTGACTTTAGTGTTTCAACCGACACGGCGAGCAATCTAGCTATGATCTTTATCGCCGCTTATGAACGACCCGCAGACCCCAATCAACCCATTAGAGGGACTCAAGGGCAGGCATGGTATGATCTACTTACGGGTGGTGTTATCGTGCCACCAGACCCCGGGTCTGGACTGCTTAGGCATATGTCCGTGACCCTTAGGGGGTCTGAGCTACGAAAAAGTACAATGGTACAAAGTACATTAAGGAAGGTAGGACTAATACATGTCTAAAAAGATATTTCTGGATGCGGGCCACGGGGGAAAAGATCCCGGGGCTGTCGGGGGAATTGTAGAAAAAGAGTATAATTTAAAATACATTTTGGAGTTGGGTCGGGTACTGGGGTTGCTAGGTTTTGATGTACAGTTTAGCCGGGTTACGGATGTATTTGTGGAGCTAAACACGAGATGCACTTTAGCCAATGATTGGGAGGCTGATTTCTTTATTAGCCAACACTTTAATGCTGGCGGCGGTACAGGTATTGAAACATGCATACAAGGCAAGGGCGGACAGGCAGAATCATTAGCTAAAAAGGTCCAAATGGCGCTTATTGCTTGCACAGGGGCGCAGAATAGGGGTGTGAAGGTTCAGAACCTGCAAGTGACCAGGGATACGACAATGCCCTCTATTTTGATTGAAGGTGGGTTCGTGGATAGTAGCACAGATTGTGCTATGATTAAGGCTGATAGCTGGTTGAATAAGTATATGAGTGGTCTTAGTTACGCAATATGCGATATGTGTGGTGTTAAATGGTTTGACCCATACTCAGTGGAGGTGAAAACAGTGTCAGAACCTACTATTTTAGTCACTGATAAGGACATGTATTTGTCTGTACGTGTGTTGGAGTCGAAGGCTGTTGCACTGCAAGAACAAATCATAGGTATGGGTTATGCGACTAAACGTCTGGAATTAGCATAAAGGAGGAATTAGCATAAATGTGGTATGACCGTTCATTGTTACTCAGTCATAATAAGCTATTTAATTTTGTATTGGGTAACCGTGGCGGCGGTAAATCCTTTGATTTTAAATTCTGGTCAATATCTGACTTTAAAAAAACGGGCGCTCAATTTATATGGGTGCGCCGTTATAAGTCGGAGCTTAAGACAATGGGTAGTTTCTTTGACGATATTATTGTTAAGTTCCCCGACGATGAATTTCAGCTTAAAGGTGACAAGTTTCAGATCAAAAGTAAAGAAGATAAATGGTTGACGATGGGCTATTTAATCCCTTTAAGTACTTCGGCCCAAAAGAAGTCGATCCCGTTTCCTTTGGTTAATAAGATCATATTCGATGAGTTTTTAATTGATAAAGGAATGTTTCATTATTTGAAAAATGAGGTCGAAGTGTTTTTAGATTTATTCGAAACGGTCGCCAGACTGAGAGACAATGTGCGAGCCGTATTTGTGGCCAATGCCATTTCGTCGGTCAATCCCTATTTCCTGTACTGGAAACTTAAGCCGAACCCTAAAAAACGGTTTAGTTCAAATGAACATATAATTATTGAGTTTTTCAAAGATCAAGATTTTATTGACGCGAAAAATCAAACCCGGTTCGGCAAGGTTGTGATGGGCACTAAGTATGGTGAGTTTAGTGTTGAAAATGCCTTTTTAAGAGAGAATGAAATATTTATAGGTAAAAAGACGCCCGAAGCTGAATTCATGATGGCGATCAAGTATCAAGGCCAGACACATGGATACTGGGTTGATTATAAGGAGGGTTATATCTATGTAAACAACCAGTTTGACCCGTCCAGCTATTCCATATATGCCTTGACAAAAGCCGACCATGAGCCTAACATGTTACTCATAAAGA